AGATGGCAGATACATACGCAATAGTAAACATAAATGATTTGAGTAAAGTTGATTTTTCTCAAGTTGGACAAACCTCAGCTGATACAGTTAGAAAAAGCCTTGACGGCAGTATGTTTGTTTTAAAATGGGAGCAAACGCCAACTTTTATTAGTGATGGAACAATAATTCCTTTGCAAATATTGACACATGAAGATTGTTTAGCATTGATGCAAACAGCTGAATGGACAGAAACTTTTGAATAATGGCAGAGAAATCAGTTGTATTCTCTTTGAAGGTCAACACTGGCAATAGTGTGCAAGACATCCAAGCTATGGATGCGGCTGTCAATGACTTGAATCAAGATCTTAAGGCAACACAAAAAACAGCTTCAGATAATACTGGCATAGATACCTTTGATCAGAAACTCCAGGAACTCAATGCAAGAGTTGAGGCTGGCGGGTTGACAATGAGGGAGATGACTAAGACCATGAAGGAATATCAGAACATTGCAGCACAAGCTGGAGCTGAGAGTCCTATTGGTCAACAAGCAATCAGAAACGCGGCGAATCTTAAGGATGAGATTGGAGATCTTAAGGCTCAGACCAATGCATTGTCATCAGACTTTGTTGGATTAGATACCACATTGAAAGGTGTTGAGACTGGAGCGGCTGCATTCCAAGGTATTCAATCGGCAGTTGCATTGACTGGTGTTGAATCAGAGGCTTTGACTGAGACAATGGTCAAGTTGCAAGCGGCTCAAGGATTGGTTAATGCTGTGAGTATTGTTGCTAACAACTTGAATAAGGAGTCAATTCTTGGATTGCAAATAAGAAACGGTCTTGAGAAGGCTAAGAACTTTGTCTTGACTGGATCCATTGCTCCAACATTAGCCAACACTGCAGCAACAACAGCACAAGCCGGAGCCAATGTTGGATTAGCAGTGGCAACATCAACATCAACCACAGCATTGAAGCTTTTTAGATTGGCATTGATTGCAACTGGTATTGGAGCCATTGTGGTGGCAATAGGTTTATTGATTGCTAATTTTGACAAAGTATCTGAGGCAGTTATGAATGCTTATAATTGGTTTAATAAACTTGGACCAAAAATAAAAATTCTTTCTGCAGTTATTTTAGGATTGGTAAGTGGTCCTTTATTAATATTTGTCGGAGCTATTTATGGAATTGTGAAAGCTCTTGAATATTTTGGAGTGGTTGATGATGAGGTCACAGCTAAGATGAAAAAAAATGCCAAGGAAAGAACTGAGGCAACTGAGAAAGAAATGGATAAGAAGATAGCAGCTGAGAAGAAAAAAGCAAGACAGGTTGATGAAGCATATGCTTTTGAAATAAGGAAGGCACAAGCAGCTGGTAAACAGACCAAAGAAATTGAGGAGGATAAGCTTCAGGCATCTTTGAAATCAGCAAGAGGTATTGTCAAATCATCAAAAGAAAAAATAGCAGCTTATGAGGATGAAATCAAAACTCTTAAAAGTTTAAAAAATGTTGATGAAGAAAGAATTAAACAAGTTGAAAAAAAATTAAAGACTGAGCAGACTCAAAAAAATGAACAATATAAGATAGCTGTAAAATCTAAGCAAGATCTTGAAATATTAAGAATTGAGGAGGCAAAGGCTGAAGATGATTCAGCAAAGGAGAGAGCTGATAAGGCAAGAGCAAGAGCTGAAAAAAGAAGGGAAGAGGCAAAGAAAGAAGCTGAGAGATTGGCTGAGATTGAACGCAAAGCAAATCAGGAAAGAATCAAAGCTGAGGATGAGCAATTTCAATTGAGCCTCCAGTTGATGAAAGAAGGTCAAGAGAAAGAGCTATTGCAGTCAACCATTAACTATGATAAGATGAGGGACCAGGCTCATGGTAATGCTAACCTATTGAGACAAATTGATGAACAAGAGGCAGCAGAAAGGATTGCCATTGTCAATAAGTACAATAAAATTGAGCTTGATAAGATTGCAGAGAATGAAGCTAAGAAGAGAGAGTTAAGAAATAAGTGGCAGAGATACTTGAATTCTGACCAAGAGAATGAATTGCTTGATTTGGATGAGTGGTACAAGGAGCAAGAGAAGATTAACTCTGAGAACTTAAAGAATGGCAACATAGATGAGGAGCAATACGTTGACTATCAGTTGAAACTTAGAGAGGATTTCAGAAAGAAGAAAGCTGATATTGATAAGAAGTATGATGAGCAAACCAAAGCCAATGAAATTAAGGCAAGAGAGGAATCACTTAAGGGAGTAACTCAAGCAATTGAGGGAGCTCAGAGAGGATTGGATGAACTCAAGAAGATTAATGCTCTTGTAAATGAGATTGATCAAGCAAGACTCAACAATATAGCTAAGAATAGAGAGGAAGATCTTGCTAATCTTGATGCTAACTTACAAGCTCAATTGAGTCAAGAAGGATTGACAGCTGATCAAAAGGCTCAGATTGAACAGAACTTTGCACAGCAAAAATATCAGATTGAGCTCAAGGCTTATAATGAAGAGGAGAAAATTAAGAAGGCACAATTTGCAAGAGACAAAGCTCTGAGATTAGCTCAAGTTGGTATTGATACAGCATCAGCAATTGTCAAAGGGATTGCACAATTTGGTCCACCACCATCTTTAGCTGGTATTGCCGCTATTGCATCAGCCTCATTGATTGGAATAACACAAGCAATGGCTATCATGAATCAGAAGTATCAAGCTGGTTCTGCTCCAACTCCTCCACAACTATCATCTGGAGGCGGAGGTGCACTGAGTGGTGCCGGTGCAAGCTCATTCACAGCCAACACACAAGCTCAGACAACTGACTTAAATCAACTTGGTCAAGGACAGCAAGTTCAGACAATGACATCACAAGTGGTTGTCTTGGAATCTGACATCACCAATACACAAAACAAAGTGCAATTACAAGAGGCTAAATCAAGCTTTTAATCCATTCAACACAAGACTTATTCCAGAACTGATCTCCAGTTGAGAAACATCCTTGTAATGCAATGAACTCTTGAGCCTTGGCAATAGATGGAGTTGATACCTTACAATTGAATCCTTCCTTTGATGGAACTTGATACACATTGCAATAGATTGACTTGATGAAATGGTTGTCATTCTGCCAATTGATGTTGTCAAATAAATCAATCAGTTTTTTGCTATCCATAACACATGGAGTATGTGTCTCATAATTGTAGGCAGTAAAGCTATTATGCTTAAGGAATTCCAAAGTATTTGATTGAGCTATCTTTGTGTGTGGTGGATGGTCATCATTGACAATGATTGATCCCATATTAACAGCAACATGTGGTTGCCATGACTTAGTAATGAAAAAATCTTTGTTCATATAGATAAACTCTCCACCAATTTTCTTGGCAAAAGTCATAATCCTATTAGTAACATCACAGCCTCTGATGTTGTTGTGTTGAGTACATGGAATGTTGTTGATTCCTGGCACAGCTTTGCCAACTGTCCAGATTTCAGCATTTGGATAAACTTTCTTAATGAATGCAATTGATTGCTTGATTTCAAAGTCAGACTCAGCTCTTGAATGGTATGGATAAACAAAAATCATTTCGAACAAATATACATAATAATTATGCTTAGAGAGTTACCACTATATGATATTGTTATTGATCTTGATGATCCAGAAACAACAGTATCATTCAACAGCCTTGTGGCTAATCCAGCTCATGAGAAATCATTTGAAACATTCTCCAAAAAGATTGCTTATCAATTCAATGATGAGGAGCAAGTCATCACTGGAGTTGCTATATCTGCGAACACTCCCATATTCAGAAGAGATCCTCAGACTGGTGAGGAGTATTATGTGAACTTTTCACCAGCATCAATCAAGGATATTGTTTTTGATTATGCAAGGAGAGAGAATTTCAATAATGTGAATCTTGAGCATGATAGCAGAAGAGTGGTTGATGGAATATACATGATCATGTCATATATCATTGATGAGTCAAAAGGATTCACAGCTCCAGAAAGATTCAAGGATGAGAATGATGGCTCTTGGCTTGTGAGTTATAAAGTGACAAACAAGGATGTTTATGAGGCCGCTAAAAATGGAATGTTCACTGGCTTTTCAATTGAGGGAGTATTCCAATTGCTTGAGACTGGCAAAGGATGGGAGCATGAGTTTACAGCCATATATCAAGAGCTTAAGAAGGTTCAGGAATATATCACATTTTACAATGACTATCCAGAAGCTGTGAGCAACAATGCTAAGAAAGGAATTGAGCTCAATCAGAAGTATGGAAATAAATGTGCCACAAGGGTTGGCAGATTAAGAGCAACCACTTTGGCTAATCGCCAGACTGTTTCAGTTGCTATCATTAAAAGGATGTATTCTTATTTGTCAAGAGCAGAGGAATATTATAATCCAGATGACAACTCAGCATGTGGAACTATCTCATATTTGTTATGGGGTGGACTTGCCGGCAAGAGATGGGCAGAAGCCAAGCTCAAAGAATTAGGGATTTTCGAACAATAAATTATAATAAGTATGAACAAAGAATTACAAACTATTAAGGAATTGATTGCTGAAATGAAAGCACAATTTTCTAAAAGCGTTGAAAAATTTGAAGAGGCTGTTCTGGCTGATGGCACAACTGTAATTGAGTATGAAGCTCTTGAGGTTGGCATGCCTGTTTTTGTAGTTGCTGATGGTGAAAGAATTCCAGCTCCTGAAGGAACTCATGCATTATCTGGTGATCTTGCCGGTGTATCAATAGTTGTTGATGCTGAAGGTATTATCACAGAGATAATTGATGAGAGAGAGAATGAAGGTGATGGAGAGGTTGCTGTCGAAGAGACAAGTGCAGAAGCAATGAGTGCAGAGCAAGTTGAATCAATTGTTAATGCAAAGCTTGAGGCATTCTCCAAAGCTGTCGAAGGATTGGCTGAAATGACCAAAGCTATTGCTGAAAATAACGCAACCTTGGTTAGTGAGTTGAGCTCATTGAAAAGTGAATTCGAATCTTTCAAAGCACAACCATCAGTAGAAACCAAAGAAGCTGAGAAGTTCAGCAAAGTTGGCAACTTGACAGCCAGACAAATGTTTTTGAAAAAATCTAAAGTATATTAAAATGTCGTTAAAAAAATACCTACGCACAAAATTTGACTGGGATGTTTCTGGTCTTGCAGCTTATGTTGATGAGCAAAGAGAAGATTTAATTGTTAAGTCAGTTACTGAAGCTCGCACATTACAATATGTAACAATTCAACAAGGGATCAAAGGATCTCAAGAGTTGAAATTGATGGATGATTCAATTGTTTACCAAGATGGTGATTGTACGATGACTCCAGATGGAGATACTGTATTCACTGATCGTGCAATTGCAGTTGAGACTCTTGGATATATGAAATCTTTCTGTCAAAAAGACCTTGATGGTTTTTGGACTCAATTAGGTTTACGTCCAGGAGCTATGGCTGAGGATAAGACTCTTCCATTTGAAGCTCAAATCATCAACTACTTATTGCAATTACATTCATTTGAATTGGATAAATTAATTTGGAAAGGGAACAAAGCTACTGGATCAGGTAACTTATCTAAGATGAATGGATTCCGCCAATTCCTTACAACAGCTAATGGTTGTGTTGACTTGAATACATCATCAACAGCAAGCATCTCTGCTACAAATGCATTTGATGTTTTCTATGAGTGTTTCATTAATACTCCAGCGAATGTTGCTGAGGCTAATGATTTCATCTGTTTCACTGGTCGTGAGAATTTCAACTACTTAACTAAGAACTTGGTTGATGATAACTTATTTCATTACAATCCAGCTAACATTGGAGACTTGAATGAGTTGATCCTTCCAGGAACTAACATGAGAATTGTTAAAGTTAATGGATTGAATGGTCTTGATAACATTTACACTGGTAGAGCTTCTCAATTTGTATTTGGAACTGACTTATCTTCTGACTTTGAGAACTTTGATTTATGGTATTCTCAAGATGATGATGTAATCTACTTACGTTCTAAGTTCAGAGCTGGTGTTCAAGTACCTTTCTTGGATCAAATCGGAGTGTGGAACGGAACAGGTTCACCTAACTAAAAATTAACAAGGGAGGGGGTAACTCCTCCCATTTTATAAACATTAAAAAAAATATATCTTATGTCTTGTAATATGACTCTTGGCTACAATGATAGAACTTGTACCAATGGAAAGGGTGGGATCAAATCAGTTATGATATTTCCATTAGGAAATGTTTCTGCATCCACAGTTCTTGACAATGAGATCACTGCTTTGACTGTAACTGGTGAAGTATTTTTGTATAAGTTAAAATCTAACTTATCAAGCTACACTGCACCAATCCGAGTGAATAAAGGAAATGGGACTCTTTGGTATGAACAAACTTTGACAATGATCTTAGCATCAGACACAAAGGAATTGAGATCAGAGATTCACTTACTTGGACAGAATGAAGTGGTTGCTCTTGTTGAGAAAGCTGATGGGACTGTTGTTGCTCTTGGATTCGGTGAAGGTCTT